GCGAAGTCGCCGACGTTCTGCGCTGCGACTGTGTAAGCGGTATCTGTGGTGAGCGAGGTGTCAGTGCCCTCGACGGTGTCCAGCTTCAGCGGGATGTTGGTCCCGTCCGAGCAGACGAGGTTGCCTGTGACTGTGTTTGTAGCCATATCAACCAATCCTCACATCGAGACCGAGAGGCTTGATGAGCTTGTTAGCCTGGCTGAATGGTCGGCGCATGACTTTCTTGAAGATACGAGCTCCGATATTGAAGGTCGTAGCTGCGAACAGCATGGGCACTGCGTTTGCCTGGGCGTTGTCCATGATCTGCTGGAAGCTGAGAGTCGGGGCGTTCATGATGTCTGCCAGGCTGATCTGCGTGGCGCCAGTGAGCGCGAGCATCTGCGATCCCCGGCCAAGGCCGACGTCCCCTGTCCTGGTGTAGCCGATGTCGTACGCTCCAGTGACGGCCTCGACAGGTCCAGATCCTAGAGTGCCCATGGTTATGATCGACAAATTGCCGTAGGCGACTGCCATGTCATACAGATTGATGAACTTCTTTCTCGAGCGTCGACGCTTCGTCTTTCTACGTGCCATTGAAAGTGAAAGTGAACAATCTGGCTAATAATGCTACTGAAACTCATCGATTGTCGATTGAAACTTCCCATCAGGCGCTTTGTGTTGAACAACTGCGTCGATCGTCGACATCTTCTGCATGACGAATTGAGCCAGGGCAGCCTGCAGAGGGTTCGGAGGATCGTACGGCACGATCCCCTCGCCGGTGAGCTTGTCCAGGGTGCTCTGGATCGCCATGGCGAGGGACGAATCCAGCTCGGCGACGGATTCTTCGAGCTCTTTCCGCATCCAGAGGGCGAGCAGGACGATCGCAAGCAGGCAAAGGACGTCCAAAACGCCCAGTATGACCAGTTCAGGGGCTACCATGGCACTCAACCGGGCCTCAACGGGCCTTCAACCTACCTTTATTCTCTATATTTCTCACCCCGCGCGCCCACCCTACTACCGTTCGCGGTTATTGAGCGTTGTTTCGGCATACCTTCTTGGAATGTTATTAATAACACCCCCTTTCCAGCAACGGATCATGGCACCCAGCAACTCTGTGAGCTTCTCTGAACCTGCGTATGCAATTTATTCGGCTTGGCCCAAAAAGACGCGCTCTAGGAGAGTATCTGAGACACTTGAGGACCACAAGAGGTGTTTGGACCGCACTGCGGAGTTGAAAGCCCTCAGAGAGGACGTAAAGACCCTTACGGAGGCTCTGGGTAAATATGGGTACTTTCAGGAGGAAGAAGATGAAGTGTAGATCATGCGAGTGGGAGAAAGCCCAGGGTAGGCGGAATCACCGCGCTCACGACGTTGGCTGTCATCGGCGCGGTGGACAGGGCAGGAATAGTCACGTACCCTGTCCGATCTGTGGCGAGATCTATCGACCCAATGGAATGTACCCAACGTACTGCAAACGCTGTTTCGATAAGTGGGGTGGTTGAGATGATGAAGGGACTCTGGCAGTGCCCCCAGTGCGAGACCTGGTGGACCTGGGCGACTCGCCCTGGCGCGATCACTCTCCAGCGTCGATGCCGCAAGTGCGGCAAGCGAGTTCGAACACAGCTTGTCCGTCACTGGTCTGGCCGAGGACGTCCTCGACTCTGGAAACTTCTTGTACGCCCGAATCACGAACCCCACTACGCGCTGCGGCATGAGTGCCGCCAGAGGAACCGAGGAGAGTGGCAGAATGGTAACTAGAATCTGTCAGTGTCCGAGCTGCAGGTTGAGACCGCACATGGCAACGAAACTTCGAGTTGGTCAAATCTGCCCGAGGACGGTTGATTGAATGACACCGAGTGAGTTCTTCAAGTGGCTGGCGATCGAGTTCGACTCCTGGGACGGATGGGATTGGTTCCGTACGCACGAGGGCGAGGAGCACATCCAGAAGATCGAGTGGTTCGAGGTCTCCGAGCACATGGAAGCCGATCATTCGGACGTCGTTGACGAGATCCTCGAGGTCGAGACCATCTGCCTCTGCTGCGGCCAGAGGCCCGAGGCGTGCGATAACAACGGTCTATCTCTCCCGTAGAGGGGGGGGTAGAGGCACCGAATCAGGATTCTTGACCGAAGAAGGATCTGAGACCGCGTAGCCAGGGCGGTATCAAGTAAACATCAGCGTATGCTGCGGCCTCACCCGCGGCGGCTCTGGCCTGCTGGACTGCGGCCAGTTGAGCCATGAAGTCTGAATAGAGCTCCTCGACGTTCTCGATGCCAGGAGTGATGACGAACTTCCAGCCACCGTAGACGGCGATGGCGCCGAAGATCAGCGCCATCGCGCTGATGTCCTTGAGGATCTCAACGAAGGGCTCTGTGAATTGATTGAATGCCTTCGCCGTCCCCTCGACGTAGACCAGGTGCTCGAGGAGCTCGCGCTCGGTGTCCTGCAGGCTGATGCGGTACTCGATCACCTTGTCCGGCTTTCTCCTGCTCATGAGAACGCACCAGCCAGGTCACCGAGGAGGTCCAGCACGTAGCCTCGCCCGACGAGCCAGCCGAGTACGAATGCAAAGGCGTTGTCGACGACCAGGCGCTTCACCTGCTCGGGGAAGCTCTCCTCGCCGTGCTCGTGATGCTCAGGCATCAGGCATCACCGGCCAGTTATCTGCGGCGTCGTTGGCGGCGTCGTGCTCCTGGGGGAGATCGCGTAGAGCCTGGCGGTACTCCTTCCAGGGGTTAGGAAGAGTGACGTCCTTGAGAGCTCGCCAGTCGGACTCGAGGAGAGCCTGGTCACGGTGCGCTCTGACCTCGTACCAGTCGACGTCTCTAGTGTGCTCGACGGTATCGCCGTTCTCGAACTGCTCTACGAGTGTTCTCTTCATGTGATGACCTCAAGCGTATTGATACATGAAAACGGGGAAAGCGTAGCTGTTTTTGGGAGTTGTAAGATCGAGGTCGACCGTTGACGGCATATCGTAATCCGTTCCTGTATTATTGAACAGCGTGTTGTAAGCTGTGCCAGGGTAATGGGTCAAACCCAAAGCGAGAAATTGGGTAGTCGATGCCATGCTTACAGAGGGATTGGCAGCACCCCCGGAAACAAACCCGATCCAGTAAGTTGTGCCAGCTACAATCGGTGGCGCTGTTGACCAGCTCGAGGAGGTGTAGAGATCGGCACCGCCGTTCACGTCAATGTCAATGTCTCCGATCCTGTCCGTGGGTAGACCGCCACTGGATGAATAGACGCCAATTTTGACGTCGTCTTTCGCTGTATTCGTTTGACCGGTTCGGACGGTCATGTTTCCTATGGTCCCGTCCTTGGGAGCGACGAAACGAATGAAGAGTGCGACGTCTTCCAGATCGCTGACCGAAACAGTCGTTGACTGGAGACGGTAGATGTCGACAGGTGAAAACTTCGCGTAAGTCGCCGGTAACAAGCTGGCGTCGACAGGCTCGAAGGCGTACTGGGTGCCACCGCCAGCCTCCAGGAGGCCCGTCCACTCACCAGCTACTACCAGGCGCGCGAGGTTGACCAGGACAAGACGTCTCATTTCGTCCTCGTTCAGCTCCTCCACGGCGATCGGGTTGCCTGTGGATTGCACCTGGGCGAATGAAACTGTATCGAGATCTATGTTCTGCAGGTTGGTGTAAACCCTGGGCGATCTCTTGTTGGCGTCTGGCAGTGGCATGGGATCACCCGAGGAGTCCATCCCACTCCTGCTTGACTGACAGACGAGCTAACTGGACGAGGATTAGTCGACGCAGCTCGTCCTCGTTCAGCATCTCGATTGAGATAGGGTCACCGATTGAGGTGATCGCAGCGTTGGTGACGTTCTCGAGGTCAGTGTTCTTGAGGAGTTTGTACACACGCGGTGATTCCGCTGGGGCATCTGGCAGTGGCATCCGCATCACTTCAGTTGCTTCGAGCGCGTTGTCACTATCCTGGTGATTGACTCCAGGTCCTTGGTGGATATGAATCCTCGAAGAAAGAGCTTCTTTGCCTTGCTCTCTACTTCTCCCAGTCGACGTCGACCGGCCGCCTTGGTCATCTTTGCCATGGACCTCACCTCATGCGTTGGTTAGGAATTGGGCCTTGTAGTTCAGAGCGATAGCAACACTCGCTGAAGAGTAACTGGGTTGCTGGACGATCGGCGAGCCAGCAGCACAAGAGCCGATGACGTTACCCAGGGCGTCGACGACGAAGAAGCCCTGCGTCTCAATCTTCGCTGCATCGACGGAAGTCCCGAACCACTTGACGATCCGGTCCCCCTGGAGCGTATCGCCGATGCTGTTGCCAGTCTGGAGATCGACTAGCTCGTTTGTAGCTCCACCAGTCGGGGTGACGTGGAAGATCCTCGAGACCCCGCGTGCGGTGTAGACGGCCATGGCGGCTTCACGA